CAGATCATGTTTGCCCGAGGCGAAGCTGAATTGTCCGCCCAGATGCCCGACTACGGGATTGAAAAGCCTGGGCAGCAAAAGGGGGAGAAACGAACGGCCACCGAGAACAACCGGATAGCCAGCTTGCAGTCCGTGAACCAGAACCACGCCGGTTCAATTTTCAAAGAATGCCTCATGAGGCTCTTCCGGCACAACTGGGGGCTGATTTTGGAATACAAACGCGCCTCGCTCACGTATTTCATTTCCGAAGATCTGCAATCGATGCCCGAGCAGGCGATGCACGACGAGTATCTGATCACCCCGGGCGGCGCTGCGGACGATTGGGACAAGCAAAGCAAACTCCAGAAGGCAGTCCAGCGTTACGAGGCTCTCAAGGGGGCACCCAACATCAACCAGGATGAGCTGGTCAAGGATGTGTTGGATGCGGACGACGGCAGGTTGAGCAAACGCCTGTTGATGCCGCAAAACCAGAGGCTGGCAATGGAGGCTGAGGACGAGGCCATGGAAATTGTGATCCTGACCGACGGGTTCCCAGCCAGCGTGAAACCCGGAGAAGACCACCTCACCCGCATTCAAGTGCTGCTGGGTTGGATGCAAAAGCAGGGGATGCAAAGGAAACCGGTGGACCCGATTGCCAAACAGCGCATCCATCAACATTTAATTGAGCATCTCAAATACCTTCAGCAACTGAACCCGCAGGCTTACAAAGGGCTGATGCAACAGATCAAACAAGCGGAACAACCGCAGCAAATGCAGCAAAGACCTCCTCAACCTCAACAACAGCAGATTGCCGCGCCTCAGATGGCCCCGGCAGCCCCTGGACAAATGGCAATGCTATGACGCCACCCGAAGTCAACGGAAAGGAATTTAGCGACCTCCGCGAGCAAAACATGATCGAGGAGGAAATGCGAAGGAAATGGCCAAACGCGCAAAAACAGCTTGAGGCTGACGAAAAGGAAATCCGGCGTGCGTTGAAGGAAGCCCGCTACAAACGCACCGTGAAGATCAAAAAGCATGTGTTGCCCTGAAGGCTGGGACGAGGGAGACGACGAAGGGTTACCGGAAGACATTGACGATGAGTGAAGAAAATTTGAGCGGCAAGACGTTTGGCGTCATGGACCATTACGGGCTGTTTGTCGGGATCGCCCGTCGGTTGGCAAAGTCTGGCGCTCGCGTCATTTATTCAACGCCCATCGACCGGCGAGACTCAATCAATGAGGCGATCATCGGTGACGGGATGCCTGAGATTGAATGCACCGACGATTTGTGGCCGTTTAAAAAGCAGATCGACTGCTTTGTGTTTCCAGACATTCGCCATCAAGGGATGCAAGCAGAGCTTCGCAGCCAAGGCTACCCTGTGTGGGGAAGCCAAGGCGGCATGATCCTTGAACAGAACCGGCAATTCTTCCACGCAAAGCTGGGCGAGCTTGGGCTTGATGTTCCAAAGTTTACAGAGGTGGTCGGGTTGGACAACCTGGCCGCGTTCTTAAAAGACCGGAAAGACATTTGGCTCAAAGTCAGTAAATGGCGCGGAAGCTGGGAGACCACCCATTGGCGTTCTTGGGATGAAGACTGGATGCTGATGGACGGGTGGCGAGTAAAGTTTGCCGGCATAAAGGACCACCTCAAATTTCTGTGCTTTGACAAAATTGAAACCGATCTTGAGATTGGCGCTGACACCTATTGCATCGACGGCGTGTGGCCCAGTCAAATGCTTCACGGCATTGAGCGGAAGAACAAAGCCTACTTTGGCGCTGTTACCAATTACAGCGACATGCCCAAGCAGTTAACCACCGTCATGGAGGCCATCTCTCCGATGATGAAAGAGTTTGGATACCGAAACCAATGGTCAATGGAAAATCGAGTCAAAGGCAACGAGAACTATTTCATCGACGCCACTTGCCGCGGCGGCCTTCCCTCCACCGCTTCATTCCTCACGGCTCGCAACATCGGGTCCGTAATTTTGGGCGGCGCTCAAGGCGACATGGTTGAAGTCGATTACGGGTTCAAGTTTTCAGCCGAATGCGCCGTTGAAATTGAAGACGCCGCAGATAGCTGGGGCATGGTCAAGCTCTCCCCTGAAATCAAAGAGTCTTTGCTGGCCCAGCAATGCTGCGAAAGCAACGGGCTTTTGTGGTTTCCGCCCACCGGAGTCACCTCGGGCCACATCGGATGGCTCAGGACTACTGGCGACACGCCCACCGAAGCGTTTAAAAAGATGAACGAGCTTGCGGACGAGCTGCCGGACGGCGTTGACGCCCGGGTTGAAGCCTTGGCTGATGTCATCAAAGAAATCGAATCCGAACAAGAGCAGGGGATCTGGTTCACAGATCTTCCAATACCAGAACAGCAAATCGTGTTAAAATAAACTCATGAGCAAATACACCACCCACATGCCGGTTGACGTAAAGGAAGTCATTGGGCTTCTTCCCAAAGGAACAACCGTTTTAAGCGTCAGCTTCAACCCGGAAGAAAACAAGATCATCATCCTTTGGGACAACGAAAACCTCGTCACGCCGTTTAGCGTTCCGCTGGACTTTCCCATCGACAACCTTCTTGACGGAAAGCTGCCCGACCATGTTTCGCTGAGGGGCAACAAGCCAAAAGAAACAGCGCCGTCACCGGCTGTTCCGCTTGCGTCAAAACCGCCGACTCCTCCTCCTTCCTACATGACGCCCGCAGAGCTGCAAGTGGCGTTGTCTAAAAACGAATCTGTGGTTTTTATGGGCCTTGAAAGTAAATGGAAGCCTGTAGAACCGGGGCATATTTTCACTGAGGGCTTTTTCTACAAAAAGGCGGGTGTTGACGATTTGGCGAACGCGGTGTAATTCCTTCTTGTGAGTTGTTTGTTGGGAAATGTGTTGGGATTGTTTAAGCGGCGGGCGGAGAGCAAGGTATGTGTCCCTTCTTTTTTGCCCGCCGCCCCGAACGGTGCGCCGGACTGGAAAGTCGACAACGCCACGTTCCTGAAGAGCTTTTTGTCATCAGAGACCGGCCAGATCCTGATGAAGCGGGCAAGGGCTTTAGAGTGCGCCACGGCGCTGGGAGCCTGCCAAGGCAAAACGGATCCGCTTAGAGCCGCCGGGTTCAGCGATGCCATCAACTGGCTGGAAAGTTTGAGTTCAATTTCGGTGTCACCTGCCGCGCATGGTGAAAATGACGAGCCTCGCCAAACGGCAAGCGAGACGCCCGATACTGAAAGCCGATACGATACGCACTAATGGATCCAATTACATCAGCACAAAATCCCGAGCTTGAAACCGCAGAAGAGAAGCTGTCACGGATGGAGGCCGCTCAGGCGGCTGAAACTGCCAGCCCTACTGTTGCTCAAATTCCAAAGGATGAGGCGTTGAAAACGGAGGATCGCCCCTCCGATGCTGACAAGGAAGTTGAATCCAAGGTTCCAGAAGAAAAGTCAGACACACCGTCAGAAACAGAAGTTCAACCGGAAAAGGCTTTGGAGGAAAAGCCTGCTGCTGAACAGAAAACCGACAAGCAGGAGGCTGTGAAGCTGTCCCGCGAAGAGGAGAAGAAGTTCAGTCAATGGCTCAAGCAGTCCCAAACCAAATACGCTGCGGACATGGCCAAGCGCCTGGTCCGCTGGGATGCCATCAAGCAGCAAGAGCAAGCGGTTTTGCAGGCTAAGACGGCCGCAGAACAGGCTTTATTTGCTCAAAAGCAGCAGCTTGAGTCAGAAATGCAGGCTTGGAAGCAGGAGCAGGAAGCTCAAAAGCCCTCCCCGGAAAAGTATGAAGCATGGGCCGCGCAGCAAATGGTTGCTGCCGACCAAAAGATCAAGGAAGCAGACAAACTTGAAAACGACGGCGAATTTGACAAGGCAGAGGCTTTGCGCGACGAGGCGAAATTCCTCAAACGCGATGCCGCTTCCGCAATCAAGACCGCCGAAAACCAGAGGAAGAATCCCCCCGAGCTAATTCAGCAGAAAGCTCAAGAGCAGTTCATCGCCAACCAAAAAGAGTGGGTGAACAAAGCTGCGATTGATTTTCCTGAATTTGCAAAGAAGGATTCGCAGGTCCAAAAGGATGCCGCGGCTTACTACAATCAGATTGTGGCAAGCGATCCAAGCGTCACCAAGCTCCCTGGGTTTGTTTATTTCTGCGCCGAACGTGCTTCTTTGAAGTCTGCCGCTGACCGTGTGCCTGGCTTGACTAAGGAACTGACAGAAACCAAAAAACGGCTATCTCAGCTTGAAGCAATGACCAACCCGTCTCCGTCAGGTGGTGTGACTAAAATGCCTTCAGGGAAATCCTATTTGGACCTCTCTCCTGAAGAACAGTTCAACCAACTGAAGCAAGACGCGTCGGTTCTTTACTGACCGCTGATACGCCACAAACAAAATTATGGCCTTAGTATCAACAACGAATCCGACAGATTTTTCAAATCGCAGACAACAGTACTTCAGCCGCGAACTGCTGAAGGAACTGGAATTCAACCTCCGCATGGCTCAGTTCGCCGATCAGAAGTCCGCCCCTAACAGCGGCTTCCTCGCCCTGCGTTTCTTCCGCGCTCGTAAAGCCAAACGCGCAACCGCCACCCAAGGCCCAACCAACTTGACTGAGGGTTTGGTCAACAACAACAGCGCTCTTCGCAAGACGGAAGTCAGTGTTGGCACGTTGGACTGTTACCTCAATCAACGGGGCGATGATTTCGAAATCAGCGATATCGTCCGTGCAACGGATATTCTGGACACGCTACAGGTGTACATGAAGACCCTTGGCAAAGACGCCGCGTTAGACTTGGATCAGGTTATCACCAACTCGATCATGGGCAACGCAAGCACCACAAACTTGGCCAAAGCCCTTGGCTTGGGTGCCGCTCAGACCACGCTCTACGGGTCGAACAACACCTACGGCATCGGCAGCGCCAACTACTTTGAGCGCTTTGCCGGCGTGGTGAACACGGGCACCAGCTCCACAGACTTCAACACGTTGGCCGGCCTGTCTGCCGCCAACAGCAAGTTCACCCGCTTGGAACATCTCCGCGCCCTCACCCAGTTGCGTGCGAACGACGTCCGTCCGCCCGATGGCAAGGTGTTCCCCGTGGCCGTGCCTCCGCAGGTCATGTATGACATCCGCCAAGACGGCACGCTGATCAGCGCGTTCACCTACCGCGACAACGCCAAGCTCTACAAGTATGAAGACTTTGAGTTGGACGGCGGCGCGTTCCTCAGCCACACCAACCCTTGGATTGAGGCGTCCGGTGGTTACGGCACCTTCAACACCGCTGGCAACATCTTCTCCCTGCTTTACATCGGCGACGATGCTTTTGGCACTGTGAAGCTGTCCACGAACATCGCCGGCGGCGATCCCACGGCTCCCAAGATCACCATCTTGGATCAGGCCGACAAATCTGACCGCTACAACCAGGTTGTGGCTGGTAGCTGGAAGTGCTTCTACGGGTCGATC